AGCAACGCCAAGAGGGTGCCCGACAGAGTTACGTGTGTCTGGGTGTGCTCGGCGAGGCTCTCACATCGAAGGGCATACACTCCAGCGCGGCGGCATACAAGGCGAAGAACCGAAAACTACACCGACCATGCGACACCCGATGGGACGCATGGATGACTCTGCCGGGCCGCGAGTTCGGCATATCGTATGCCAACTATCTACACTACCGGCTGCCCTTTGAGCAGCGCAACCAACTTGTAATCAAATTCAAGAAATAATGGCAAAAGCAGCAACCTATCTAAAAGACATCCGCGCACAGGTGAAGCACTCGCACGGCGGCAAGGTGCCGGAGCACCTGAACCTCACCATCCGCAACTATGCCAGTGCGCTGGAGGTGCGCGACCAGTACCGCGACACCATCACCAAGGAGGGAGCCGTGGAGTGGGTGCCGGGCTCCAACGGTCAGCCCACCCACAAGCAGCACCCGCTTTGCAATCTGCTCTACCAGCAGGAGGCCATCTGCCAGAAGTACGCACAGATGCTGGGCATGACGGCGGCAAAGGCAGCAGCGAAGCCCGAAGACCCTGCGGGCAACAACGCGACCGACAAACTCAACGAATTTATTGACGGAATAGTATGACCAACGACTTTGAAGAACTGCGGCAAGCCAAGGCGCAATGTCTCGACGATCTGCGGACGCATTTGCCCGACTATGTGAACCGTCTGAACAGCTTCGACCCGCGACTGCTTATCTACGTCGAGGACGCTATCAGAAACGACGGCAGTCATGCCAACCTCTACGAGCTGCTGGGCATCCGCAAGGAAATGCGACTGATGGATTCCTACGACCTCGACCCCGAAAGGGTGAAGCGGTCGCTGCGAGCCATCGAGGGACAGTGGAAGAACGGGCGGCACGTAAAGGGCGGACTGAAGTTCTCGACCCCTCGCGGCTCGCAACACGTCCGACTGATGCCCTTCCAGGCGTGGCTCATCTTCGAGATTTACGCCTTCAAGGTGGACGTGCCGATGGAGCGCACCTACTACGAGGGTGACATGCTGCTGCCTACGGAGTGGGTGAAGGACGGTGAGGTGTGGGACACGCGACGGCTCACTCAGGAGGCGCACTGGTTCCTTACCCGTAAGAGCGGAAAGACAGAGCTGGGCGGTGCGGTCGATTTCACCGAGGTGGGATTCCTCGGCGACGTGAACGGACAGGCTCTCATCTGCACCAACAGCAGCGAACAGAGCCAAATCGCCTACAAAGCCATCCGCGAGTTTGCCATGCAAGTCGATCCCACGTGCTCGAACCGCATGGGCGGCAAATACTTCCGTATGACCCGCAACGGACTGAACTGGCAACCCGGTCACCCGATGAAGGGCGAAATCAAGTGCATGGCAGCGGGCAAGACCTCAAAGGACGGACTCTATGCCTCGGTGGTTCATGCCGACGAGCACGGCCAGGCGAGCTACGTCAACGCCCACTCCGACATGCAAGCGGCAGTCGATACGTGTTGGGGTTCAACGGGTCCCCGTCGTGAAAAGTTGCTGCTCCACACCACCACCGCCGGACGCATCAAGGAAGGCCCCTACAAGACCAAGATTGAGCAGGTGGAAGCATCGCTGTTGCAAGAGTTGGACTATCCGCTCGGACAGCCATACCGCACGGAAGAAGATAAATGGTGCGCATTCCTCTTGCAACTCGACAAGTGGGAACTGACCGACGACCTGACGAAGCTCGACGACCCCGAACTCTTCAAGAAGGTGAACCGCTCGATCGGCACCACCGTACAGCCCACCTACTACCGCGAACGACTCCATGAAGCCGCCACCGGCACCGAGGACACCAAGCAGGAGGTGCTGACCAAGGACTTCAACATGTGGCAGACTGGGCGCATTCAGAAGTGGATCACCGGCGACCGCATCCGACCGCTACAGGTGCAGAAGCGCATCACCGACTGCCACTATCAGGACGGCTGGCGGGTGTTCGTTGGCTGTGATTTCAGCCATGGAGACGACCTCTACGCCATGGTGACGCTCGGAGTAAACTATACACCAAGCGACACGATGCGGGGACGCTTCTTTGCCGACGCGGTTGCGTGGGTGCTGGAGAAGACGATGAATGAAAGTCCCAACCGTCCGCTCTACGAAGAGTGGGTGCGGCAGGGGTGGCTTTTCGTTTCGCCCGGAGAAGTGTTCGACTCCATGCTGAGCATCAACCAACTCGGAGCCCTCGACAAACGCCAAGACATCGACATCCGTTTCTTCGGCTACGACCCCGCGCAGAGCATCCAGCCGATTAACCAACTGAAGGCGTGGCTTCAGACCATCCTCCAGAAGAAGAACCCGCAGGCAACGGCAGCGGACATCTCCAGCGTGATACAGCAGATGGTGGTGCCCGTCAGTCAGACAGCCCTCACGCAGAACCCCCGCATCGCGGAACTGGAGAGCATGATTCTCGATAAGGAGCCGTGGATAGAGTTCTCCATGTCGCCCTTGTGGCCCTGGTGCTTCGGCAACTGTGCCGCCGAAGTGAGCAGCAGCGACCTTCGCCGCATCGTGAAGGGAGGCCCCCAGCCGACGCATAAGATAGACCTCGTTCACGCCCTGCTCGACGCACTCTACGGGTTCGACCTTGCGGAAGGCAGAGTGAGTGAATAGAGAATGGGAAAATCCCCCAAGATTTCCCATTCTTTCCAATGTTTGAAGAAATTGAAAGAAATTGAAAGAAATTATGGAGATAGACAACATCTACAACATGGACTGCCTCGAATGGATGCGAGGGATGGAAGACGATAGCGTGGACGCGATTGTAACGTCACCGCCTTACAACTTCTGCCTGAGAGTGAGAGGCGAGGACTATACGAAGCGAAGCAAAAACGAAGAGTTCGGGCATACAGGGCAAGCGTTCAACAAGTACACCAACGGATTGACCGACGACCTCGACATGGAGGACTACTACGAATGGCAGTGCCTTTGCATCGATGAGATGTTGCGCCTGTCCAGGGGCATCGTGTTCTACAACGTCCAGATGATAACCGGCAACAAGTGGGCGGTGCTGAAGATACTCGGCAAATACGCTGACCGCATCCGTGAGGTGCTGATATGGGACAAGATAACATCGGAGCCAGCCATGCACGCAGGATGTTTGAATAGCGAGTATGAGTTAATCATCGCTTTCGACAAAGCCGATTGCAAAGGCCGTCAGTTCCGAACCGCCAACTTTGAGCGTGGCACAATGGCCAACGTCATCCGCATCGGCAAGAATCGTGAGAACGACCACAGGGCAGCGTTCCCGTTGCTATTGCCTCAGACGCTCATCCACTATTTCACCAACGAGGGCGACATCATAGCCGACCCGTTCATGGGTAGTGCAACAACGGCCATCGCAGCCATCAAGGAAAAGCGTCACTTCATCGGTACGGAGTTAAACAAGGAATACTTTGACAAGGCCGTGCGACGCATCAAGGCAGAGCAGGCACAACTCACACTATTTTGAACAACGAATTAAACGAAATTATGAAAAAGGCAAAAGACGCTATCAAGCGACAACTGAAAGAGCAATGGGAGCAGGCGTGCAACGGTTTCCTCGTGGAACTGCTCCGCATGTGGGAACTCGACGCCCACTACGGCTACTGGATTGGCGACGAGACGGGAGGCGTGTACGACTACGGCGACGGGATGCTCACCATCAACATGGACGACATCATCTACTGCGTGTTGGCCGACGTGACCCGTGAGCAGTACATGGAGTGGCAGGAGTATATCTGCGACGCCTCCGAGTTTGGCTTTGACACTCCGAACCTGCGGTCATTCGTCCGGGGATGTCCGCGAACACCAGCCGAGACCTTCAAGCATCTGCGCGAGATCAAGGCAACGCTGAACGACGCTATCCGGGACGAGAAGGAGCGCATGAAGAAGGGTAAACAAAATAATCCGTATTGACGTATGAAAAGGCGAATCTATTTGTCGGGCGGAATGTCCGGGGTGGAGCGGGCTGACTATGTGCGGCGGTTCGGGGAGGCGGAGAGGATTTTGCGGCGGCACGGGTACGGGTGCATCAACCCGTGTAGGGTGTGGGCCTGTCGGTGGCCGTGGATATACAGGGCGATGGAGCGGGTGCTGGGCAAGCGGCTGGCGTATGCCGTGGTGCTGTGCTACGACCTTCTGCTGCTGATGACCCGTGCGGACGGCATCGCGATGCTCCCCGGCTGGCAAGCGTCGTGCGGTGCACAGATTGAGAACTACGTCGCCCGCCACTTCCCGATGATGGGTATCTCCAAGGCGGCAGCGGAGGAAATAGAGAGAATCAAGTAACGACTACGAATTAAACGAATTAAACGAATTTCTCACAATTAAAAAACATTCAAGAACTATGACACAGATTGAATTTGAGAACCAGATGAGAGAGTTGCGCACACAGAAAGGCGCAGCATTAACCGCCATTGCACGTTTGCAAGGCGAAGTAAAGGACGACATGGAGGCTATCGACCGCCAAATCCATGAACTGAAGGAGCGCAAAGCAAAGCTCAACCAGCAGCGCATAGCACTCAGCGACCGCCGTTTTGCTCTGGAGCAGGAATGGGGCAAGCGCATCAAGGACTTCCAAGATGCCAATTTCAACACCACACGCGAACTGGAGAACATCAGCGAGTGGACGCTGGCAAACGAACTGCGCAAGCGCGGCTACCTCGGCACGCTCATCAATCCCGACAAAGACCCCGACTTCATGTTGCACCTCAATCAGAAACTCAATGGAACGCCCACCGCTGAAAGTGATAATTAGTGGGATGGATATTCCAGACTTCTACCTCATGCTGCGCGACTTCGCACGGCAACGTGGCAACACGTTCACGTATCTGAGGCAGGAGCTGGAAAAG